TAGCCATTAAAATAGATGGCAAAGAAACTGAAGTGTCGTTTAGTGATCTTATTAAAGGTTACTCTACTGAACAACATCTTTCTAATAAGGGTCGAGAACTTGGCGATGCAAGGAAACAATTAGATGAAGAATATGAAACGAAGTTTAAAGAGATAAATAGTCTCGGACAAGCTTCAGCTTCTATATTGTACCGAGAAGAACAAGCGTTGGCAAAAGAATACCATGAGATAGAAACTCTAATAGAGCAAGCTAGAAAAGATGGTGATACGTATGAAGTTAATGAACTAAAAGATAAACGTGAACAATCTCAAAAAAACTATTGGCAAGCCAGAAGTAATAGAGAAGGTTTAGTAAAAAACGTACAATCCCAAGTTGAGCAACAGACTACTAAACAATGGAATGAACAGCTAGAGCATTTTAGTAAAGCTATTCCAGATATGATACCTGACTTCAATGAGAAGACAGCTACAGCAATAAGAGAGTTTGCTATTAGCGAAGGTATAGCACCAGAAATACTAGACACTATCGTTGATCCTGTGATTGTGAAATTTGTAGATGACTACAGACGACTTAAACAAGGAGTAACTAAAGGTACTGCCAAACGAAAAGCTACAGTGGTTAAAAAAGCCCCTATAAGAAAATCTAAAACTAAGACTCAAAAAACAATAGATAAAGAGTCTAAGATAAGAAATAGGGCTTTTTCAGAGGATTCATCCGATGATGACCAAATGGCGTTTCTTCGAGGACTTGCAAATAAATCATTAAACTTATAATACCTCGGAGGGTATACAATGACGAATATATTAGGCGTAAGGGGAACTGGCGGACCACAAGGTCCAACTAGGGGTACAGGCAAAGATGTCTCACAAAGAGAAGATCTTGCAAACTTTATTACGATGATTACAAGGGATGAAACTCCTTTTATGTCATCAATCGGAAAAGCAAAAGCAACTGCTATCTACCATGAGTGGCAGACAGACCAGTTAGAAGCTCCTGGAAACTCAAGAGTTGGTGAAGGTACTGATTACCTTCAGCCTGCAGCTAATGGCGGTACTGCAAATCCAGCAGTCGGAAATAAGTTTGCTCAAGATGGACCAAATAGAACCAGACTAGGTAACTACACACAGATAAATGGTAAGACTATTGCTGTGTCAGGAACTAGAAGAGCAGTCGATCAAGCTGGTGTTGCAGACGAATATGCATATCAGTTAAAGAAAAGAGGAACTGAGCTAAGACGAGATGTTGAATTTGATATGATTCACTCTTATAACATATCTGGTGCAATTGCTGTTCAAAACGCAAACGCAAGAGCAGCTGGTGGTTTTCAATCATTTATTAATAGTGGAAGTACTGTTAACTATGTAGGTCAATTCACAGCTCCTTCAGCCGCTACTGCTGGTGCAGCTTCTGGTGTAGATGCAAGCGGTACAGACACTGTTCGTACAGGAGTAACTGGTACTGCTGCAGCAACTAGAGGTTCTTTATCACTTTCAGAAATTGATTCTGTAATGCAGAAGATTTATGAAGAAGGCGGTAAGGCAACTAAAGTTATGTTATCACCAAAGTTAAGAAGAGATTTCTCAGACTTAATGATCAGTGATACTGGTGTTGTAAGAAACATCGATGAGAAAGGAAAGTTAAGGCAGTCAGTAGACGTATATATGTCAGACTTTGGCGATCTTATGGTAGTTCCAAACTATATTATGGGTCTTACTAATAATCATTTCTTCTTAGGATCTAATGGTGTTGCTCAAACAGGTGCTGGTGTAGTAGATGTTGCTAACTTTGCAGCACTTATCTATGATCCACAGTGGTTTGCTATGGCTACATTAAGACCCCTAAAAGAGGTTGATGTAGGTCAGCAAGGTGATTCAACTAAAGGAATGATGGTTGAAGAGTCAACTCTAGAAGTACGCAATCCATTAGGTTGTGGTGCTATCTACGGTTTAGCTTAAAGGTTAATTAACCTAAGGGGGAGGTCAAACAGGCACATGCCACTGGCTTTCCCCTTTTTTATATTAGGAGAATATAATGAAAAAGACTTTAAAAGATAAAGCTAAAGGTTTTTTTACAAGTTTGTTTACTAAAAAAAGTAATGCACAAAAAACAATAGATGCTAAAAATAATTTAATGAAAAATTCTAAACAAACTAGAATGAATAAAGTTAAAAACACTGTTAAAAATAATAAAAAGAAAATAGCTGCAGCAGTTGTAGTTCCTACTGCAGTAGCTGTTGGTGGTAACGCATTAAAGAAAAATGAAAAACCACCAGTACCTAAAAGAAGACCTAAAAGTATTAAGCCAAAAAATTACGGATTAGGCGGTACAGATGATCTTTCAAAATCTAAGGTAAAGCAAGGACCACCAAAAGGAATTGCAAAGAAAGCACCAGTAAAAAAGAAAAGCAAGAGTAATATAAGTGGTAGTAGTTCTTATGATGCAGACTTTACTAAAAAAGGTTTAGAAAAGAGAGGTCTAAGTCCAAAGGCTCGTATGTCTAAAGAAAACTTAGCTAAAACTACTTCGGCTAAAAATAAAAAGAATGCCGCAGGTCAAGACTTTGGCGGTAAGAAAAAGAAAAAAGCAGGAGCAGCTTTTTATGAATCCAACGGTGGTAAAATAAAAATGGCTAAAGGCTACAGCAAAGGCGGTTCAGTCTTTACAGGTAGATAAATAACAGGAGGTATTAAAATGCAATACATTGAACACAAGTCAGCTGCAACACCTGCAGTAGTGACATATGTGCCAGTCAATCTTTGCACCTTTCTAATCGCAGAAGCAGTAACATCGGTTGCAGGGAATAGCGGTACAAAGACAGGTGCAACAAGAAAGGTAACACACTTTTCACCACTAGCCTCTGGAGGAGTACCAACAATTCCATCAGCTATACTTGCATCAGGAGTAGGAGCTAGATTAGGATTCTTTAATAAGAATGGACACTTTAACCCTATGACAGATATCAGTATTGGACCAGCTTAAAGGAGATTGAGGACATGGCTAAAGAAAATAACTTTGTCTTCTCAAGTGCAACTGTAGATCAAGGTAAAGGCATAAACGCTGGATTTGATCTACAGAGTGCTGAGTGGGAAGCAAAGCAAGATATAACACAATATAAAGAAAACGCTAAATTAGATAGAGACAAAGAATCTTACTTTGGAAAAGCTAAAAGTGGATACCGTAAACTAGCTACAATACCAGATATTGTTGCATTAAAGATACTGCAAGAACACAAGTTAGACTTGCACGATCAATACTTTATGAATAATCCAGCCAACTTAACTAAGTTAAAAAGAATCTTATTGTCAGAATATCGTGATTTAGTAGTAAACAGCTAGGAGTAGAATATGGCATTAACATATACAGAACTTGTTAGCCTTGTTAGAAGTTGGGCTAACAGAGATGAAGAAGTTGTTAGTGATGCAATTATAAAGGATTGTTTAAAGTATGCAGCAGATAAAGCTTACAGAACACTTCGTGTACCACCGTTAGAAAACGTAGCAGTCTATAATAGCACGCTTCTAACTGCAGCAACAGCAAGAGGACAGAGTGGTCTCACTATAACCGAATTACAATTACCTTTCGACTTAATAGAATTTATACAAATAAAAGAATTAGATAGTGATGGCAAAGTCCTTAGAGTCTTTAATGAAAAATTAGATGTTAGAACATTTAATGATGTTAATTCCGAAAAATACTCTAATCAAAATTATTGGACACGATCAAGAAACTTAGCTTTGTTAACTCCTGGATTTAACGCCACTGGTTTAGCAAGCACAATAGAACTATTATATTACAGAAGATTACCAGCATTAAATGCGTTATACGCAGTTACAGTATTAAACTATAATGCTGGTTTTCTCACAACTACTGGTGGAACTACTTATCTTTTCTTTACAACAACTAGTGGTGTGGCTAACACAACAGCATTTGCAACTCAAGCAGAAGCTATTGCTGCAGCTACAGGTAATATAACTGCAAAAATAAATGTAGCAGTATCTAATAGCAAAACAATAACAAATGACGGTCGGTCAGGTACAGTAGTTGTTGGACAAGAACTATCAGGGGTAGGGGTCGTTGCTAATGCAACAACAGGTGCTGCTCCTAAGGTTCTTAACGTAGCAAACCAAAATAATATATTAATAGACACTAATCAGACAATAGCTAATAACGTAGACATAACATTTTCAAATACTACTGCTACAAAGTACATAGGAACACTTGTACCTAATTGGCTTAGAGATCAAAATGAAAGAGTAATTCTTATGGGTGCTCTTGCAGAAATATTTTCGTTTACACAAGAAGACGATCAGGCTAAAAAATATGGTGCAATGTTTTTTAATGAAATAAAAGAACTTAACGATGAAGATGCTAAGCGTAATGCTTCTGGCGGTAATCTTCAAGTAAACTTTAATGGAAGAGGGTTAATATAATGACAACTGCAGCAAGACCTGGACAATTCACAGGTGCTACTGATAACTCCGCCAATGGAGGATTATTTGGAGACACCAAAATAGATGGCATACCTGACCTAGTAGGTGCAGACGTACTTGCAGCTCAAGTGGCTGCAACAGCAGCTAAGGTAAGCGAAACAAACGCTGGAACAAGTGCAACAAATTCTGCAGCTGATGCAGTATCAACTGCCGCAGATAGAGTAGCTACTGCTGCTGATGTTGTTTTAACAAAAGCAGATGTTGTTTTAACAAAAGCAGACGTAGTAACGACTGGTCAAAACGTTACTTCAATAGGGGGAAGCGTTACTGCAGCAGCAAATAGTGCTACAGCTGCAGCAGAAGATAGATTGCTTGCAACTAATGCCGCTACTGCCGCTAATACTAGTGCACAAAATGCTTTAGCAGATGCTAACTTAGCAGATGGACACGAGCAAGCTGCATTAGCAGCAAAGAATTCTGCAGTAACAGCAAAAGGTGCTTCTGAAGCTGCAAGAGATCTTTCAATAGCTGCAAAAAATGCCGCAGTTCCAGCCGCAGCCGCAGCAGCAAATAGTAAAGCAGATGCACAGAAGCTAGCTATTAATGCTGCTAACCAAACTTTTACTCTTAGCGATGGATCAACTACAGGACTCTCAGCTTTAAGCTATGCCGCAGCAGCAGCAGCTTCAGCAACCGCTGCAGCAGGTTCTAATGGTGCTAGTGGTGCAGCTAACAGTGCAACAACATCAACCCAACAAAAAGTATTAGCAGAAGCAGCAGCAGTAACCGCTACTAAGTATGCAGTAAATATACAAGGTACTCCTATAACAGGATCAGATTTTTCAGCTAAAGCATGGGCAGTTGGAGACGGTTCAACAAGTGGTAATGGTGTTGATCACGCCTCAGGTAGAGGTAACGCTAAAGACTGGGCTACCTTAACAAGTGGAAAAGCAGATACTTCAGAGTACAGTGCCAAAGAATATGCTATTGGTGCTCAAAGACGAGGAGCAGCAAACGGTGGGTCTGCTAAAGACTGGGCTAGCTTTGTAAGTGGCACTAGTAAAGTAGATAATGTTTACAAGTCAGCAAGAGCTTATGCAATAGATGCAGCAAATTCAGTAGCTGATTTTGATGATATATACTATGGTGCATATGCAAGTGATCTTTTAGCAGTACAATCACAAACTGGAGCAACGCCAGCTAAACAAGTATTAGTCGGTGATCTATATTACAACACAAATGAAAATGCAGTAAAATACTGTCAAGTCGTACCTAGTGGCGGTGATGCGGATGGCACATGGGGTGCAATTGTTGCAGTAAATACTAGTGGCTTTGCAACAAAAGGATTTGCAACAGCAATGGCAATAGCTTTATAGGAGAATATAATGGCACAAAATTTTAAAAGATACGCTGAAAGAAATATAGGAGCAACTGCTGTAGATATTCCTAACGGAGCTAACTTCACAACAAACGATGCAATCGTAGGTATTAACTTAGGAAATAGAGCAGCAACAGCTATCCAAGCTTCGGTTTATATAATACTTGCTGGTGGAAATGATACTTTAGCAAATAGAAATTACCTTGTTAGAGATGCACCAATCCCAAGTGGAGGTGCTCTTCAACTATTAGACGGTGGAGCTAAAGTAGTTGTACAAAATGCTGATAGGCTTTATGTAATAAGTGATACTGCAAATAGCCTTGATGCATGGGTTTCTGTAGTGGCTGCAATAAGCGATTAGGAGGATTAAATGGCATACATAGGAAATCAAAGTAATAGCTCTTTCAGTAACATGATTAAGCAAACAATAACTGGTAACGGTGGAAAGACTTACACATTAACACATGCAGTGGCTAACTCAAATGAGCTAGAGGTATTTGTTAATAACGTGAGACAAGAGCCTGGATCTGGTAAGGCTTACACTGCAAGTGGAATAAACTTAGTGATGACAGGTGACGTTGCAAACACAGATAACTTTTATGTTATTTTTGTTGGAAAAGCTTTACAGTCAAGTGTACCACCACCTAACTCTATCACATCAGCTATGATGACAGGGTCTGCAGGTGTAGGGTCATTTCTAGGAGATGCAGGTACAGCACTTGGAAATATAATAAGAGTACATGAGAAAGAATTAAATACAAGTGTCACAGTCGCAGGAACAACTAATGGAGTTGCCGCTGGACCTTTA